TATCAGCAACGATGCTCAAGGTAATGCAAGAATCATGGGTATTCCAGTAGTACCACATTCTTTGGTTACAGCTTCTAAAGCATATGTAATGGATACAACTAAGTTTGCTATTGCACAACAAAGCGGACTTGCTGTACGTTCAACTGAATTCGATCAAGATGACTTTATTAAGAACTTGATCACTTTCCGTTGCGAAGCAAGATGCGATTTGATGCAGTTCCAGCCTAGCGCATGTATCTACGGAGCGATCTAATTGCCCATACAAGATAAACTCTGGGAGGCCCGTAAGCCTCCCTTTTTTATACTATGCCATACTCATACGATTATTTTAAAGTAGATGTGGTAAATCACATCATCAAAAAGTTTCCGCATACCACAAAGATTTTAGATGTAGGTGCTGGTAGCGGTAAATACGGATCAATGCTGAGATATAATTTTAATCACATTGACGCAATAGAGATATTTGAACCATACATAGATCATTTCAATCTCAAATCAATTTATAACAATGTATACAATGCCAATATCATGGATTTTGATATTGACATGTATAATTATATAATAATGGGTGACATTATAGAACATTTATCAGTAGAGGACGCTCATAATTTACTCAGTAAAATTCATTTTTATAATAAGCAATGCTTGGTTGCAGTTCCATATAAAATGGAACAAGGTGAAGTATATGACAACATATACGAAACACATTTGCAACCAGATCTAACACAAGAAAACTTTTTATTTAGATACCCAATGATGAAACCATTATATATGAATGAATCATATGGGTATTATATAAACTATTAATTATGAATATTGTTGCTTCAATACATCTATATATGCCCCAACATTCGTGTGGCGCGGAATGGATGATCCACTACATACTCAAGCATTTGCAAAGCAAAGGGCATAATGTTAGAGTACTTTTACATCAAGCAAATAAATATAGAATTAAAAATAATTATGTTTTTGACGGCATTGATGTATTTCCTCCAAATGATAATGTCGTTGATAATTTAATGCGTTGGGGAGATGCAATATTTACGCATTTAGATTATACAAGATGGACAATTGGAGCTGCTGGTATGTTTAAAAAACCAGTCTTTCATTTGATCCATAATAGTCATCCATATCCAGAAATTATAGGTGCAAGGCACAATCAACATATTGTGTATAACTCTTTATGGCTAAAAAACCTATTGAATTACGAATGGCCTAACTTTATAATGACGCCTCCAGTTGATTATCGTATTTACGACTTAAAGATTGACCCAGCGAAAAACGAATACATTACTCTGATAAATACGAACGAGAACAAAGGCGGAAAGATATTTGAAGAGATTGCTAGAAAAATGCCGCATAAGCGATTTTTAGGCGTTTTAGGCAGCTATGATGAGCAAATGGATGCTAGGCTTCCAAATCTCAAATTAGTGCCAAATACGCCAGATATTATGCAGCACTATAAGCAAACTCGCATATTGCTCATGCCAAGTGAATATGAGAGCTGGGGCAGAACAGCAACTGAAGCAATGTGTAGCGGAATCCCAGTGATTTGCAGTGAGGCGGAGGGATTGAAGGAAAACTGTGGGAATGCTGCGATATACATAAAAGATCGTAATGACATTAAAAGCTGGACTAACGCAATTACTAAACTGGATGACAAAAAGGCCTACGAGGAAGCCTCTCGTAAAGCAAAAGCGAGATCCAGAGAGCATGATCCGCGAGAAACGCTTGATCAGTTTGAGGCCTGGGTCAGAGAAATGGTTAATAAATATTAGTAAAAATGGCGATATATATAAACGGAGTGACGATTGTAGCTGATGCTGTAGTGGAGCCAGTCAGTCTCACAGACGCAAAGAATTGGATGAGAATAGATTATACATCAGATGATTCTTTAATACAAGGACTTCTGAATGCGTCAAGAGTTCATCTTGAAAAACTGACTGGCCTTTCTTTTGTAAATAAACTAATTAGAACGAATTTTGAGTTGACTGGTACTGCGCCACTTGTGTGGATGGTTGATTTGCCATATGGACCGTTGGTTTGTGTGGATGAGTTAAAAATAAAAACTGGTATGAATACTTATACCACTTTGACTAAAAACGAAGACTTTGAGGTGATTGGTGGTAAGTTATGGATGTATACTCAAGGTATATACTCAGCTCTTTATCAAGGCGGATTTGGAACATTACCAGAGGATTTGGCGGATGATATTATGGCATTGACTGCATGGCAGTATGAAAACAGAGGTAAGAAGATGAATGCGGACAAAAGTTCACTTCTTAGTCAATATCCAAACTGGGATGGACTTAATTATCATCAATATAAAAAAGTTGTGATATAATGGCTTTAAAAGTTAAAGTCATAGGAATTGAGCAAAGTTTGAATAAAATAAAAACAAACTTTGAAAAAGCATCTAAAGAAATTGATGCGGAAATGTCTGCTATATCTGAAAGTATAGTTACAACTGCAAAACAATTATTGCCATCTGATTTAGGTCAATTAAGATCTTCATTATATAAAAAAGGATCCAACTTTCATTATGAGGTTGGAAGTAATTTATATTATGCTCCATATATTGAATTTGGAACTGGGCCATATGCTAAAAAATATGTTCCAACATTAGATAAAGAATGGCAAGTATATGCGGCAACATTTAAAAAATCTAAGCCTGGACATTCTATTCAACATCCATATTTTTATCCAAGCATAAAATCTTGGTTAATTGTTTTAAGAAGTAATATTAATCAGATTATAAAAAAATATGAAAGATAGTAGTAATAGTGTCAGAACTATATATGTTAATGCATTAAATGGAAATATATCATATAATGGTAAGGATGTGCCAGTATATGGTCAAGATCCATTTAAAACATTACCACAAAATTATGTGATCATTTCATCTATTACTGAGCAGGCTAATAATACTAATCATACATTTCAAAATATTGTTTCAGTTGACATAGATATATTTAGTGAACAATATAGAGTAAATGATCTTTCAGTGGTTGATGATATATCTGGTCAGATATTAAATATTTTGATTCCAGATACTGCAATTGATGGATTTTCTGACTCAAATTTTGTTGTATATCCAATGTCAAGAACAAATTCATTATATTTACCTTTGTATAATGGTGACAATTATGTCGCACGTAAAATAATAACAATCAACAATTTAGTAAACCAAAAATAAAACAACAATGGCACAAGTACAAGGTTCATTGCAAAACATCGAGATTGACGTAACTGGTGGGTCGTCATACTTAAACCTCGTATGTTTGCGCACATCTTCTGTAAATTCTACAGTAGATTCAACCACCGATCAAACAAACTGTGGCGTTCTTACAGCTGTAGGTGAGCCTCAAATGAGTTTGGATTTCGATGCAATTTGCGAAACAGCTCCAAGCGTTTCTCAAGTATCTTATAGCTCTTTGCTTACTGCATGGGCAAATAAGACAAAAGTTTCAGTTAGAGTACAAAACCCAGTAGTTACTGGTTCTTCAGCTGGTGCCGCATATTACCATCAATTTTATGGTTATATCACATCATTGACTATGAATCAATCTACAACTGAATTTATTAACTTCTCTGGAACAATTGCATCTACTGGTACAATTGACGTAACTGTTTAATTATGAATTATACTACTTTAACTATTAATGGAGAAAAAATTGGACTAAAATTTGGCATGGCTTCCTTTAGATATCTTTCTGAAGGAAAATTTGTAGAAGGAAAAGCATTCTCCAATAATCAACTTACTGAAATTGGAATAGCGCATATATTATATAGTGGCTATCAAAATAATTGTTTAGTTAAAGATATTGATGAAAAGTATTCTTTCGAAGACTTTGTTGATTTCATAGAATTAAATATTACTAATGAAAATTTTATGAATGAAATGAAATCAGTTATAGAAGTTTGGTCTAAATCTGATTTTATACAAGTAAATCAACCAGTTGATACAAAAAAAAAGAATACTCGTGGGAAGAAATAGAATCATTTGCATTTGGACAACTATCTTTAAAGCCTCGTGAATTTTATGAAATAAGTCCAAGGCATTTATCTTTAATGATTAGAGGATTTGAAGATAAAAAAATTGATTCTTATAAACAGACTAGGTTATTGATGTTTACAATGGTGCGGTTAATGGGGGATCCAAAATCCGCACCAAAAACACCTGAACAATTATGGAATCTTCCTGGTGATGAAGATATAAATAAAATAGATCAAGAAGAATATAAGAATATATTTAAAAGGTTAGCAAATGAGTGATCAAGGGGTAAAATATGTCATAGATGCTGATGTTTCAAATGCAGCCAAAAATATAGAAGATTTTTCCAAAAAATCTAGAATTGCTCTTACGCAATTAAGTTTAGTTGCTCAAGATTTACCGTACGGATTTATAGGTATACAAAATAACGTTCCATTTTTGGTAAAATCATTTTCTGATTTAACCAAAGAAAGTGGGGGTGTCATGGGTGCATTTAAGGCACTTGGAGCAGAATTAATTGGACCTACTGGAGTTTTATTTGCAGTCAGTGCAATAACAGCTGGGGTTACGGCATTAATACAAAAATATGGTAGTTTAGAAAATGCAATTGCTGCATTAACTGGTAACGTAGATAAGTTTAATATACGTTTACAAGCAGCTCAAAAATCATATGCAGATTTTAATAAAGAATCACAAGATTCAGTAAAAATTAGTAATGATGCATCTGCAAGTGTTCAAGGACAAATTTTAAAAGTTCAAACACTTACTGAAGCAATTAAAAGTAATACAACAAGCAGCCAGGATAAGCAAAAAGCTATACAAGAATTAAAAAAAGTAAGTGATGCATATTTTGGTTCTCTTTCTACAAAAGCTATTGATTTAAAAAAGCTGACAGATATTACTAATGAATATACTCAAGCATTAATAAATCAAGCTATTGCTAAGGGATATGAAGAAGAGATTGTTAGGACTACTAAAGAATTAAATGATCAAAATAGACTTTTATTAGATATTGTTAGCAAATTACCAGAACAATATAAACAAATAAAAGATTTAGCAAAAGAAAACCAAAAATATGGTGATTTTGGTGGGGGTATATTAAAATTTGCTCAAAGTGAAAATGCAATAAAATTAGCTACAGATAATGTAAATAAAAAGTTTTTAGATCAAGCTCAAGTAGTATCTGATTTAAATGTAAAATTAGGAGCATATGCTGCATTTGAAGCAGGTGGTAGTAGGCAGAGTAATTTAAAGTCTACAGAGAAAAACTTATCTGCTAATAGGGATGGATTCTTATTTTATAACGATACAGCTCTATTTGCTACAGTGTCGAATAAACATGAAGAAGTAGAATATGGTGGTAAGATTATTCTAGTGCCAACTGCTCAGAGAAAAAATATACCTAGTTATAATGGCTCACATGTTTTTATTAAAAGCGAATTCGGGCATATGGAACTCGGCTCA